TAATCACCAGGCAATGCTTGGAGCTTTCGGGCTTTTCCCCGTGGCCGCCGGCGTCGTAGCCCAGGCCAATCAGGCCGCGCTTGCGGTAGGTCTGGTCGGGGATGGGTTCGACGATTTCCAACCCCGCCTGCAAACCGACTTGCATGGCGCGTCGGACGTAACTTTCCCAGATCAGGTTCTTGGCGCTGACGTTTTTGCACAGCAGCTGGCGCAGGTACTCATCCGGGCTCAGCTCACGGCGCATCTTCTCGATGAACTCGGCGTTCAGAATGCCCAGCTCGACGCCCAGGTGGCAGTCCACGGGCGGCAGCGTCTTGTAGTTGCCACTGGCGACGATTTCGCTGAGCGTGGTTGCGCCCTTGTAGACGCCGGTGATGTGGATCCGGGGCTCGTTGGCCGAGTCAGCCGATGCGCCCAGGCGTCGCGTCGAGCCCATGGTCAACAGAAAGCGTGAGAACAGGCGATCGCGCGGCATGTCGTCGACCTCTTCAAGGCTGCCCACGGTCAGGTCAGCACCGTCAATCTGGGCAAAGATGCCGTAGGCGCGGGCCATGCTGCGGTTGGCAAACTGGTAATAGGTGTCCGCGAGCTGCTGCCGGCCGCCCTTGTAGTTGATCCAGGCCTTCAGGATCGCGCTGCGGCGGATCGCGTCCAGGTGGTAGTTCAGATTGGTGATGCTCTGCGCCTCACGCGGCGCGACGATGCCGAGCTCCTGATCTGCGTGGGTCGCGTTGTGCTTGAGCAGCCATAGCTCTTTCAGCGTGGTCTTGCCGGTCCTGCGACAGCTGAAGTCGACGGTGTAGCGATGCTGGTCCATCTCGATGCACTTGAGGATCTGCATCGGGTCCAGGTCGACGTTGTGCACGTGCTTGTGCCACAGCGCATGGTCGTCTGCGTAGCGCTTGATCTCTCGCTCAGCCACAGACTGGGCCTGAATGCGCTCGGCGCGGCTGACGCGCTTTTCAATCGGCATGGAGGGGGTTACTCATCGCCAGTATTGCCATGCTCGAGCAGCACCGGGTCTTCAGCCGCGCTCTTCGCGGCGCGGGCCAGAATGTCACTCATGTTCTGAATCGCCAGACTGGTGTTGCGCTGATATTCGAGCTGGGTTTGCCGATCGCTATGCTGGCCAGCCAGGTGCCCCTCGATCAGGTCCTTGTCCTGCTGGCTGGCGACGGTCATTCCGGAGTCGGACAGCGTCAGGCCGGTGGCCTTGATGATCTCGCTCATCCGCTTCAGCAGCGGGTGCTCTGCGACCTCCATGATCAGCTGCTTCTGGCCCAGGTCGTCGGTGTACTCGGCCAGGTGGAACCCACCATCCTTGTCGTAGTACCAGGCTGGACGCTCAAGGGTGACGCCGCGGCGGATGATGTCCTGCATCAGCGAGTCGAGGATTGCGACCACAGTGGCGTGCATCGAGGAGCGCAGGCCCTGCAGCAGGCTGGGGTCTTGACTGTCGAAGGCAATCTGGTGACGGAGGTAGAGCTCTGTCTTGCGCTGGCAGGCAACGTTTGGCGGAATTCCGCAGTCGACGAAGTACGGGCAGTCCTCGCACTCCGGATACCGCCCGGGCTTGGCCGGAAAATACCGCGCCGTCTCGGCATAGGCGCCGTGCTTCATCGCATTGAACCGGGTGCGGCGGGCCTCCTCCGGCGTCGGATGCCCTTCCAGGTTCTTCGCCGTGTTGGCCAGCCCCTCTGGCGTGCGCGGGCCCGTTGAGTTCGCCAAGGCTTTCAGCAAGGCCTGTTCCCGACGGTCCTGATGCGCCTCCGCCCCGCATTCCGGGCACTCGGCAAAATAATCCCAGGGATGGTGAGACTTGTCCGGCACGTCCACCACACGATCCGGCGAACCGGACCAGCGGTGATCGCACGCCGGACAGTGGAGCTTCACCATATCCATCCTGTCGCGCTTTTTTCCCATGCCGGGCGTGATACCACGGCAAAGCTGCACAAACTATGGAAAACCAGTCACGCTGCGCGGCGCCACTGGCCCGGCAATGGCTGGCAGATGGTTCTCAGTAACCCCGACCCGGGGAGCCAATTTGCGGCACTATGAACCGCTGCCGCCGTATCCGCCCCGACCACCCGGTCGGGGCGGTATCGTATCTGGACTTCGTCGGACAGAACGTCTATCCGATCAATCACTTCCGAGAAGAAGGCGCGGGCGCGCTTGATGTCGCTCTTGTCGCAGATTTTGTCCAACAAGAACTCTCTCAGGTCGGTGATGTCGCTTTCGGTGATGTGCAGCTGAGGAGGTTGCTCTGCGTCGATCGATGCGATCTGCTGTTCTAATTTCCCCATGGCACGTTTGTTCGCGCGCAGCCGCAAGGTCAAATCGCCCAGGTTCGGGGTGTCTCTTCCGTGAGTCTCCATGATGTCGAAGATCTTGGCTTGTCGGGCCTGAATGTCTGACAGTTGCCGCTGCGCCTGGGCCAGTCGCTGCGCCCTCTCTCTCGCCCAGCTTCCGGCCGCCTCATGGAGTTCTCGATAGATCTCGAGGAGGTTTTCGCGGCTGAATACTCGATCTCCGATGATCTTCAACAGCCAGTTATCCAGCTTCTCTGCCGGGATTCTTCGGCCGCTACAGGTTCCGTTCCGCTTCGCCGCCTGGCAGGTGTAGTAGCTGTAGGTTTTGCTTCGCCCGGTGGCACGCTCGATGATCATCGAGCCCCCGCAATCGCACCGCAGCAGGCCGGTAAAAAAGTGAGTGCTCCTGGGCGAGCCTGTGTTTCGTTTAGGCGCTGATTTGCTGATCAGTTCCTGCACGGCTGACCAGGAGGCCTCATCGACGATGGCTTCATGCGAGTCGACGCGGATCCACTGGGATTCTGGACGCTGCTTTCCGGTTCGGCGGTCTTTTCGATTGAACACGGTGCGGCCAATCAGGGCCTCTGACTTCATCAGGTACAGAACGCTGCCTTGGGACCAGCGGCGGCCACGATTGGTGACGCCCTGCTCGTTGAGCTGATCTGCGATGACCTTGGCTCCTAGGCCCTGGAGCCTCCAGTCGATCACCTGCCGGGCAACCTCGGCCTCACTAGGGACTGGTTGCAGCCGGCGGCGCTTGGTGTCCCCGGGCGCTGGCGCCGGAGTGAATCCATAAGGCGAATGACCGCCAACAAAAAAGCCCTGGGATGCCAGCCTGATCATGCTGCGCCTGGTGTCGGACGCAATCTGGCGGCTTTGCATTTCATCGAAGATCTCGAGGAAACTTTCCATCATCCAGCCGCTGTCGGTGGATCTATCAACCGGCATGGAGAGGTAAACGATCTCGGTGCCTGCTCGGGCCAGCTTCTCTTTGTAGATGGCCGCGTGCAGCTTGTTCCTGGCGAATCTCGAAGTGGACCAGGTGATCAGGTAATCGATCTCCATGAGGCCGCAGTATTCGATCGCGTCCTGAAATGCCGGTCGCTGGTCCGTGCCGCCGGAGATCCCTTCGTCGAGAAAGATCTGGCTGACGCTTGCGCCCAACTCATCGGCCTTGGCCATGCAGCGATTGACCTGAGAATCAATGGGCAGTTTGTCTTCGGCCTGGCGGGAAGTGCTCACCCGAGCGTAGATCACGGCTGTTTTCATTCTGGCCCTCGCATGAGCTTCTTGATGTAGCGAACGGATAAATCATAGCCCAAGCTGTCGACCAGCCGTTTTTGTATCTCTCGGGCTTCGAGGCCCTTTCTGGCCCAGGCAACAATCATCAGGTTCCGCTGATGCCGGATCCACCCGGCAAAGCTCGGAATATGAACCCGCCCGCAGTCATCGCGCACGGAATCTGCCTCATCAAGTAATTGCCAGGTCAGCAGGAAAGCATCCACGCCGATCTGCTCAGCCACCCTCTGCCAATGCGTCGGTAAGCCGACCGCCTGAAGCTCGGCCAGCCGGGGGTCCGGCAATTCGGACCTTTCTGAAGTGCAGATATCTGGGTACCCACCCCCGCCCGTGCCTGGGCGGCTATCGCCTTGCCGACCCCCCACCCCATGCCAGTCTCTGATCTCTGCCGTGTTTTCAGAGATTGAACTGCGCTTTTGCCTGTTTGCCGTCATCGCAACCCCCTGAACTGACTGCTCAGCCAACCCGACGAACTGCGCCTTTTCCGATTCTGCGCAGCTCCCAGACCGAAAGTGATTTCTCGGAATAAAAAGTATTTAGCCCGCTCTCTTAACATCTATCCAGCCTCCTGCATTCCCCCACCGTCATTGCTCTAACCCTGCATCGAGGTTCAACCAATATGATTTCCAATCAGGATCTGCGGCCAGAAAGGCGTCGGCCTTCATGATTCACCCCGACGCCGATGGATCTCTCGAGCGCTATCGAGCGCCGGTGTTCTCAGTGACCTGAGCGGGTTCGCCTTGTCCGCTGCATCTCTCAGTTTCCGGGCTGCAAGATGGGTATAGACCTCGGTGCTCTTGATGTCTGCGTGCCCCATCAGGGCCTTTCGGCGCCAGGGGTCGATGTCGTGCTCTGCCAGCTCAGTGCCGAACAGGTGCCGGAAAGCATGAGGGTGACAGTGCTCCTCAGGAACCTTGGCCAGCTGGCCGTACTTCTTGATCAGGACGGCCACGCCTCTGTGACTCAGGCGCCGCTTCTCGCCTCGATGGTCCTGTGGTCCTACCAGGGGGTTCCTGGTGTTGACCCACAGCACCTGGTCACCGCTCTTGAGTGCCCGGTCGATCGCCTGAAGATCCGGGTGCGCAAGGTACGTGCGGATCAGGATCTGCGCCTCGATGGGACAAGGGACCAGGCGCTCACGACCGCCCTTCTCTTTCACCTTGATGTCCAGATGCCGGCGGCCCTTGTCAGACGTCCAGATCAGTGACGACTCGTTCATCCCCACCAGGCCACTGACCCTGATCCCTGTGCCGATCAGCGTGGCCAGGATGGCCGCGTCCCGCAGCCCCATCAGGCTGCCGAGGTCAGGGGCCATGAGCAGGCGCTCCGCCGTTTCCAGGGTGGCCGGCACCGGCAGGCGACGCCCGATCTCCGGATAGACCAGGTTGGCGGCTGGGTTAGCCAGCCCAGCGCGCTTGCTGGCCCAGCGATAGAAAGACTTCAACGCAGCCACCATCGGGGCGCGGCTCCTGGGGCTCATGCCTCTCTGGTGGGCGTACAGGCCCGTGAACAATTCCAGGTCATCAGTCGTGGCTCGATCGGGGCCCGCTGCGGACGGCTGCAGCTTCGGATCGTCCGGCGACTTGGCGTACCACTCACCCAGGGCCGTCAGATGCTGGCCGTACTTTCGAACCGTGGCCGGTGACTTGCCGGAGCTGTGCTCCAGCCACTGCTGATATCGAGCGATCAGGTCATTCCAGGTCATGCCGGAG